TATTCGCAATATTCCATTACATTCTCCTTTCTATTATGTAAGGGGTTGTAACACCCCTTATGTTAAGTCCACTTAGAGTTTCTCTCCGGTTTTGCATCTTGTTTAGAACCTATCTTAGAATTGTCATTGGTATTTTTTGTACCATCAGACTCTGAACATGTAGCGCAAATACAAGTAATTCCAATGCAATCTTTGCAAAATAGTTTTTTACAAACTATGCATAAAGTTGCATCTCCTAATGGACTGTTACAATCATAGCACTTCATTGTGATCTCTCCCTTTCTTATTTATATTTATATTATATAATAAATTTCATTTAAAATCAATGGTTTTTAATGAAAAATTATATTAAATTAATATTAACAAAAATAAAAGCCCTAAGGCTTTTATTTTAATTTTTTAACTCTTTTTTACATGATCTACCAAAAACTGACATTCATCACAAAGATTCTCCTCATTGATACAATCTTTACAAAAATAATGTTTGCATACCCTACACTGAATTGCATCCGCATCTTTTATATTTTCTTTACATTCATAACAAGTCATATTTATTGCTCCTTTCTAATTTGATAAGAGACTCTAAAGAGTCTCTTATATTATTTTTTCTCATCTTTCTCTTTGTCTGTATTCACTTCGTACTCACCACTCCAAGTACAAGCACTATTGTTACAATGATACGATGTGCCATTTGTATCTTTAATCTCACCACACATTGTACCACATACTGGACAATACTTTGTCATTGTTATCCCTCCTTTCAAATATTATTCTTCATCTGAGTTTGATTCAAAACCTTTTTTACAATCTTTATTATCGCAATACCAAGTTACATATTTGTTTCCTTCTCTACCAATTTTTATTTCACTTTTTACTAGGGTTTCTTTGCACCATGGACATATTGCTATCATTGTTATCCCTCCTTTTCAAATAATGTAATTTAATTTATATTTATATTATATAATAAATTTCATTAAAAATCAATGGTTTTAATGAAAAAAAATTATAAATTTTAAAGTATATTATCTTAAATATTACTAGGTATAGGCGATTTTATAAAATCTTAGCTGAAAACCGCTATCCCTTTAGGGTAGCTGGTAGTTGACATAAATATGTATTTCGGTTATTTTAAATCGCCTATACCCATTAATATTTAAGTGAATTTATCAAAAATTAAGATTCTGTTAGCATTAAGAATTTTTGCGCGTCTTTTTGCTTCTTTGATACCCAAATTCCACTAGTGGAATTAGTTACTTTAAGTAACTCCCCATAATTTTTACCAATCTCAATATCAATATTGAGAGGTAAATCCGTATTCATTTCTTCTGGCATCTCACACATTATTTCTTGAATCAATGTCAAACTTTCATTCAAATGTTTCTTTTTGATTTGGAAAGTGATACTGTCATGTACAGTAAATAGTATTCCGCCATATTGATTTTGCTTAAATAACCCATGTAACTTTGCTAATGTAATTAAGGTTATCTGAGCTGCAGTAGATTGTATGGGACTATTAACTGCTTGATTATATATCTTATATGAATTCTCTGTCTCAATGATTGGCCATCTCCTTTTGAACTTAAAAGGAGTTATTACATATCCATGATCAAATACAAATTGTTCTTGATTCAAAGCCCATTGATGAAACTGTGGATACTTTGCTAAAAAATTATCAATGTATAATTGTGCTTCAAGTATATCACAATTTAACTCTCCTTCCGCTAATGATTTCGCCTTTCTTCCATATAACACACCAAAAGTCACGAACTTCGTTAAAAATCTCAAATAATCATATATCTGAGCATATGTACCCGCACCATCTTCCTTGTGTAAATAATCTTTTGTGATATAATCACGTACTTCGAGCATTATTGGTCTTGCAAGATACTCTTCGATTTTTGAATAACAAATTCCACTAGTGGAACTGGTCCATTCTTTTAACTGAATGATGTCTTTTGCAAATACATTATCTGTTGTTTGACTATGAAAGTCTGCATTCTCTCTAAATGGACGTTGCATTTCTTCATCTCCACTTAAGATTGCTGCAACAACAACTTCTAGTGTTTTATAATCCGTATTGACAAATACACAATCATCTGGTACAGTAAACATACTTTTTACGAAAGATTTCCTAGGTATGTTTTGCATATTCCATGAAATTTCATTGAATTCCATTGTGGACCATATCACAAACCTATATGCTAATATAGGTTCCCAAGCGCTTCGCATTTCTGCTACTCTACTCCGTTATTCACATTAGATTCGCCTAATGCTATCGTTTCGATGGTCTCTGCACTTTTCTTATGTCGAAGATTCATATGCAATTTTGCATGATCCGCTTTAGTAAGTAATTGCAAATTACTTAAATGATTGTTGCTTTTGTTAAAATCAATGTGGTGAATACAATATCCTTGTGGAATTTCAGTTAAATTATTAGCACTGCAGTATACTAATTGATGCGCCATAATATAGTCTTTAGATACTCCAGTCCACCAAATAGGAGCAAGCATATAAACATATTTGGTTTGTTGGTATTGGTTATCAAACTTAGTACCTTTCCAAACACGTGCATTATTTTGAGAATGTATTCTACTTCTACGTTGCTGAATTTCTTCTTTTGAAAAGTGCTCTTTTATAAAATTTGTAAACCGTTCATTTTTTCCTTTAAAAGTAAGTTTGCAAATTTCTGCTAAGGTTAAATCACTTTTCCAAAGTTCTTTAATTTGCATTAGCATTTTTGAGGTATCAATCGTAGCTAGTTGAGATTGTCTGCGCACTCTTGTACGACGCATTTTTATTTCTTCTCTTGAATACAGTTCATTTATTATATCCAAAAATCTTTTTTCACCAATATGTAATTGCTCACATATTTTAGGTTCTGATAAGTTTATTTTCCACAGTTCTTTAATTTTATTTTGCATTATAAATCTCCTTTCATAAGACTTAGCTCATGATTATCCGTTAGGCCTTCCATGAGTTCACTCGGTTTTCCATTGCACCTTACGATGCAAGGCCCCAATCTTCCTTAGGGTTGTGGCAACTTAATCTACCAGTTGCAGTTCCTGCCATTTGAAAGTCACACCTTATTTTATCATCAGTATCAACTCTCTCGAGCATTCCTTTTACATAAATACCAAACAAGTCAGCGACTTGCTTGTACTCAAATAGTTTGTTCCAAAATGGATGCTTTCTCTTATAAATTTCAACAGCATCTTTGCAGCAACTTTTTTTGTATCCATCTCTGCCCATATTAAATAATGGCATCATACATAAATCATATGCAACCCATTGCAATTGCTTGTTACTTTTTACATTAAAAAACTTTGGTACTTCTCTTGCACCACTTGCTTCAACATATGCTTTCGGAGACCAGCCTACTTTAATAGCTTCCGCTAATAGTTCCTCTGAAAGACGATCCATTTCCGGAATCGCTTCTTCTAATTTCAATTTTAGCTTCCCAACATTAAGTAGAACTCCTTGCTCTTCAATTTCCATTAATGCAATGGAAACTGGTAACAATACTCTACGATAATTATGTTCCGTCCCTTCTTTCTTAATGAGTTCTTTAAATAATTGATATCCTCTGTATGTCCAATGCAGATCAAACTTAAGATAAGTATGTAAAAAGGTTTCAGGTATCTTACTATACAAAGTATTTTTGTTAGTCAAGAAAGATTTGATACCACTTTCCCAATCTGGAGCACCAAAGTAATCTCTTGCCCATTGTTTCAATCCTTGTGTACCAGTTCGTTCATCAATGCAATAATGCATTAACATTGTATCTTCTGTGTAACGTGCATTCGGTATTATAACATTTTTGCCAGCCATATCATGCCTTAAAAAGCTAACATCAAACTTTCCATTTTGAGCAATCCAATTGTTATCCGTTTGAAACAAAAAATCTAGCTCTTCTTGTATTGTTTGATTTTCAAGCACTACTTGGGGTATTGTATAACTCACATATTCATTCCATGCAAATCCAAGTGCAAGAACTTTGTGTTCTCTATAGTCAAGACCTTCAGTTTCAATATCAAACGCAATATCTTGATTTTTAAAAGATTGCATTGCTTTAATTATTTTCAAATTGCGTTTTACACTTTTCGAAAACACATGTGTTATAATTTTGTCTTTTTTTGGCTTCACACCAACTAATTGAAACGCTTTTAGTAAGTCTGTCTCAACATCTTTTGTATCATAAATAATGCCAGATAATGCATAAGTACTCACTATCCAACACCTTTGTTTCTCATGCCAAAATGGTTTCTTTCTTAAGTGAGAAATTTCTCCACTCAATCCAGTTATGAACCTTGCAACATTTACTCCCATTGCAATTATAACTTTTGGTTTAACTGCTCTCACTTCTGCATTTAAGCAATCAGTACACTTCTTTGCTCTTGGTCCACTCCAACCCACAAGTGGACTCTTAATCATGTAAGTGCAATAAATTGTTTTTGTAGATTTATATGACTTTACAATTGCTTCTTTCAAAGCTAGTGCATAATAATTTGAGAACTTATGCTTTGGAATATATTCAA